CTCCTGGGCCCGCTTGGCCAGGTCCCGCGCCCGCTCGAACTCGCCTTCCCCCGCTGCCTCCTGCGCCTCTTGGAGCTTGTCATAGGCCTCCTTGCGCCGGTCCCACCAGACCTCCTCCTCGGTCATCTGCTGGCGCGCCAGGCCCCGCAGGATGTCCTGGCCCGATTCCTCGTCCCTAAGCTGGGAGGCCTCGATCCGCTTGATCTCCTGGGCCAGGCGCTTCTCCTCGGCAATCGATTGATCGATGGCACTCTTGATGGCGCTCAGGGCCTGCTCCGCGGTCCTCTTCTTGGCCTCCAGGATCTCCTTCTGGATGGCCTTGACCGCGTTGGCGTGGTTCTTCTCGTCGAGCTGCAGGCCGCGCAGCTTGTCCGTGTAATCCTGCTGGAACTCCTCCAGGCGCTGGGATACGGCATCGAAGGACTCGACGACTTTGTCCTTGTCGATGGAGAGGTCGAGCGTGGAGAGGGCCTGTTTCACCCCGGAGACGAAGTCCTGGACGGCCTCCTTTTGCTGGGCCAGGACCACATCTGTCCGCCGCTTCCCCGTGTCCTCCCCAATGTCGGGCACCTTGACGGCGCCCGAGTACCTGGCGTTGATGTCATCGACGTGCTCTCCGATGTAATCATCCAGGGCCTGGAGTTCCTTCTTTGTCTGGTCCCGGCCGGCCTTGGTCAGAAAGGCCCCGGATGCAACGGCCTTTCCCAGGATGAGCAGCTTGCCCACGATCTTTGAGATGGAGGTGTACCAAAGCTCCAGGATCCGCATGTACTCCTTGGAAGCATTGGCCAGCCAAGCCACGGCCTTGTACGCGATCGTGATCGCGGGCATGAGGGCCTCGCCCAGGGCCACCTTGCTCTTGAGGATCTCGGCGTTCATGCGCGCCTGTGCCCCGGCCGCGGTGTCCAGGTAACGGGCCGCGTTCCCGACCTGCCCCTCGGTCTCGCGCAAGAGGCCGTTGTACTCGGCCTGGCGCTTCTGCGCGATGGTCAGGGACTCCGCGCCGACCTCGAGCTGGGCCGCGTACTCCTTCCACATGATGGAGACGTTTTTGGTGACGCCCGCATTGTCCACCAGGATGGAGTTCTCGTTCTTGAGACCCTCTGTGGCCGAGACGACCGCCTGGCCCAGGGAGAGGTGCATCTGGCGGTTAAAGGCGGCTGAGTCCTTGAGGCGGTTGAGCATCTCCACGGCCTGGCCCAGGTCGAAGCCCCTGGAGAGGAGATTCTGCAGGGCCAGTGAGGCCTCGCCCACGGTCATGAGCCCATCAGCGGCGAGCCTGGATGCGGCACCCAGGGACTCCCCGATGGACTCCCCAGCAAACCGAGCGATCGCAGCCAGCCCCATAAACGCCGATTCTGCCTTGTGTGCCGCCTCGATGGATTCCGTGAATAATTCCTTTGCCTTCATGACAACAAAGGCCAGGGCCAAAGCCTTGACGGCAGTGGCCATCTTGGACAGCTCCCCCTGGGCCTTATTCGCCCCAGCATCTACTTTATCGAGCGCCGTTTGGCCGTCTGCGCCGAGCTGCTTCAGGTCCTTGGAGATCTTCTGCAGCTCGTCGCCCTTCTGCCTGAGGACCTCGACGATGATCTGAACCTTGTTACCGGCCGGCATGGGGCCCGCCTACCTTCCCTTCCGCCTCATCTGCCTTTCCGGGACGAGGGCCTCGACAAACCCTGCAATCTGGCCAAGGCTGTAGCCCCGGACGTCTTCCCATCTGTGCCCGTGTTTGAGAAGAGCCTGGACCACGCGGAACCAATCCCCTGCCCGGCCTCGATGAGCCGGGCCACTTGGACGAAAAAATTTTCTGTCAGATTCAACTCGGCAAAGACCGCGAGCGCGGCAGCCCCCTCCTCGGCCGTGGCCCGCTTCCAGAACTCCGGATCCACGCCTGCCGTCTTGGAGAGGACTTCGAGGATCTCCGAGCTGCACGCCTTAAGGAGGACCTGTAGGGGGGGGCCTTCGTCCGCGCCCGCCATCTTGTCCATCATGCGGCCCACCAGATCCGGGATTTCGACCATCAACTCATAGAAGGACAGGGGGCGGACGGTGATCTTCCCGCCGCCGGCATCCAGGATCCGCTCCGGGAAAATGGCTCGCTCGGTCATGGGTCACTCCGGTTCGCCGCGTGGCGTTAGAGGCATTTCGCTCTGCGCTTGGCGCCTTGCGCCCTGCCCTTAATCCATGTGCGTGATCTGGAAGTACGGGTTCGTGGGATGCCCCGTCTCATCCTTGGTCACCTCGTAAGCCAGCTGAAACTTGGCCCAGTCCTCTGAGATGAACCCGATCTCCCCGGAGGGCGCGAGCTTTCCCTTCCATACGTCCAGGGTGAACCTGGGTCCCGTGGCCGGATCGCCCACGAACTTGAGGCAGCCGTCCACCACCGATGACTGCATGGCCGCCAGGAGGTTCTGGCTGAGCGCCGCCTTGTGGTAATCGACCTTCAGGCTCTGATCCGCCGAGATCAGGCCCGTGGAGAGGCACTTGATCATGCCCTCGTCCGTGGCGATCACGTAGTCGGAGCCCGCGGTGTACGTCGGATCCCCGGTGGAATGCGTCACCACCACGACGGAGAGGTTCCTGGCGGCCAACTTCACCCAGCGGTCCAGTTTGGCCACCACGACTTCGTCGGCCACGTCCCCGGCCACCTGGTTGGAGGCAGAGGTCGTGCCCAGGAAGGCCAGGGCCAAGTTGAGGAGGCTGAACTCCTCCAGGGTGAACTGGAAGGAGGAGGCGATCTCTTTCAGGACCTCCAAGTCCTTGACCTTGATCCCGGCCCGGCTGGAGTAATGGGGGAGACTCTCCTTGGAGATGTTGACCGAGAAATCCGGGGCGTTCCCCAGGTCGATGTACCCCTGGGCGGCCCCGTTGGCATCGAACCGGTCGAAGAGGACCCGGCCTCGACCCAGAAGAAGGTTCTCAACATCGGGTGACAGTGGCATGGCGATTCCTCCTTTTGTTTAAGCGACCTTTTCCTTGACGATCATGGTGAGCCTTGCATAATGGCAAAGCGTCCTCCCGAACATGCGGATCTCCACGGCCTCCACCTGGGCAGGCCAGCACACCCCGTTTGTGGCGCCGAGGGACTGCTTCCTGTCAAAGACGTTCTGGATGGCCTCGATATGGGCCTGGAAGGCGATCTCCGAGGCCTCCTCGTCGTTGAGCCCCAGGACGCCCTGCATCTCATACGTGTGCTCGCGGATGATCCGCTGGTTTGCCTCCTCCGCAGGCGTGGCCCGCCTGGTGACGCTCCAGCCACGGATCCGGCTGTCCGTGTCCTTGAAGAGCGCGAGAAACTTGTCCCAGGTTGCGGCCCAGCGCTCGCGGTTGTGGATCCTTCCCGTGCCTGGGATGGCCGAAAGCGCCGCCACGATCCCTGCCCGGATGTCCGCCTCGGCCACCTCAGCCTCCGATCCGCTGGATGATCCGCTTGGGGATCAGGTTGATCTGAGTCATGATCCAGCGGTCCGCCTCTTTCAGCGCCTTCTCGAACATGTGCGCGCCCGCGAAGCCTTCCTCCGCGATCTTGTGGGCGATGGCAAAGCCCACGCTCGTCGCCTCGTCCGCGCCCACTCCGAGCTTTCGCCTGGCCCAAAGCGCAATCGGCGCCACAGGCGGCATCCTCTGGCCTGGCCGCCTGCCCATCTCCACCACGGGCGCGTACTCCAGGGGCGAGCCCATCACGGCCGCCGCGGTCATGCCCGTCATCACCACCTCGCCCTGGATGGAGCCCAGACGCCCCGCGGCACCGCCGACCCCCTTGGGCGTGCGTTGGGCGACCTCGGCCTCGAGGCGCATCTCAATCACGGTGAGGGTGTCCCGCACCACCTCATCCGAGACTCCGGGATACTTGGCCGCCAACTGCTCCACCTGATGCATGTCAACTGTGAAGCCGAAGCCCACCATCAGCGCTGCCTCCTGGGATGCGTGAGCCTGTCCCAGCCCGCAGGGTGGTCCACGTCCTGGTCCTGGATCGCGGAGGCCGGCCTGACCTCTCCCTCTTTTATGCCCAGGTGCTGGTAGTACTCGGCGAAGTACGCCTTGGCCTGGGCCTCGTATTCCCGCCGCTTGGACGAATGATCCACGCTGTCCGCCTGGATCGTGGAATCCTGGCTTTGGGCATAGGCCGAGGCCACCATCCGGCAGAAATAGGCCGCTGCCAGCGTCTCCACAGCCTCCTCGTCCGAGATGGCCGCCGTGCAACCCGCCTCATCGAACGCATGGGGCGCGCTGTATGTCAGCCGGAAGTACTCCAGGGCCCTGGGCGTGGCGCTCACAAAGCGAAGCACCTCTCCTGCGGGCTTCTCGTAGATTCCCCAATCACACTCCTCCAGGATGTTGGGCGTGTCGCTGGCATCGTCCACCGGGTATTCCACCTGCAGGACCCGCGAGAAGCCGGCCTGCCATTCCTCCGCCACGGCCGGATGCTCCTCGTCCGTGCTGGACAGCGGATAATCGAAGCCGCCGTTCCCCTCCACGTCCTCGATGATCCGCCTGGGCCTGTGGCGCGAGTGCGTCCTCAGCGCCTTGGCCACGGCCCTGAGCTTGGCTTCCTGGCCGAGGGGAATGTTCTCGCCCAGGACCATCTCGTCGATCGCCGCTACGTAGTCGCTCAGCGTGCCCACTTCGCTTCGCTCCGCTTCGCGCATAGCGCATGGCGCGTAGCATCTACGCCCCCCTCAGTCCCCCCTCGAGGGGGGAATAAGGGGGGTGTCGCTTTGCGCTTTGCGCTTTGCTCCATTATTCCCACCCACGCGCAGCCCACCAGCGCCAGGGGCGCGATGTGAAAGGTGTGCCAGCCCGCGCAGCTCACGATCAGGGCCGCGATCCCGCCCGCCTGGCATGTCCCCACGCGGCCTTTCAAGACCAGGACCGCCGCGCGCCCCGCGTACGCCAGGAGGAGCGCAAGCGCGGCCAGCCCCAGCTCAAAGGCCATCTGCACGTACTCGTTGTGCGCATGAAAAAACACGTTGCTCATCCTGATGATCGGAGGGCCCGCCTCCTGGGGCTCGATCTCGACATTGCCCAGCGTCTCGTCCCCCGAGGCCAGAAACGGAAACTGCTGCTGCCAGCTCGCAAGCCCCCGACCGAGCGGCACCTGCGCCGCATCCTCCAGGCCCTGGCCCCAGGCGGCCCAGCGGGGCTGAGCCAGGGTGCCGGCCAGCGGATCCACCCGCCAGATGAAAAGCCCCAATGCCGCAACAATGAACACGCATGGCGCATAGCGCATGGCGTTCAAGCCCTTTTCCGCTCCGCGCTCTGCGCTTTGCGCTTTGCGCCATGCGAAGGCTCCCACCCCGGCCGCCAGTGCCAGCATCCCGGTTGTGGATCCGGCGAGCCATGCGGCCGCGGCCATGACCGGGAAGGCCCACCAGCGTCCCGGCCTCAAGGCCGCGGGCGCGCAAAGCGCAGCCATGACGCCTGCTGCATCGGGGTTGTCCGGCCCCCCCGGATTTCTAAACTCGCAGGGCAGAATGCCCATCAGTTGAAGCCCCATCCATCCGGCCAGGATCATGCCGGCTGCGAGAACCGCATCCATGACCCGGCCCGGATCCAGGCGTCGCAATCCCTCGGCCGCGGCGATCCCCAGGGCCAGAAGGAGCAATGTCGGATAGGCCAAGGCATCTGCCGGAAGTGTGGCTGTCCTCAGGAGGGCCATGAGCCAGAAGGCCTTGAGCCAGAGGCTTCGAGGGACGGCCGCAAAGGCCGCCCCCCCCAGCCACAGGACCGCCACCTCCCATGAGGCCCTGTACCCCCCAGGCCCGGGAAACGCGGCCAGCATCAGGCCCGCCACGCTCCCCAGGAGCAGCGATTCCAACCACCGGCTCACTTCACTTTGCTCCGTTTTGCGCAGAGCGCTATGCGCCATGCGCCATGCCGTTCAGTACCCCGCCCCGGCACTGCTCGGCGTCACCACATTGATGAAATAGGTGGTGGAGCTGCTCGTTGTGCCGGGGAGCACCCATCCCAAAGGCTGCGCATTGGTCGGCGCAGTTGTGGTGATGACGCCCGCACCGGTGCTGAGAAAGATCCTCGCTCCGGGGCTGGCTGCGGTCTGGCCTGCAAGGATTCCGATGACCGTGATCTGCACCCCGTGGGTGGCCGTGCCGCCTTTGGAGATCACGCCCACCGCGGGCCTTCGCGTAGAGGAATCGGCATCCGCTTTATACACGAGGCCGTCCGCCGCAGCGATGCACGCCACGTCGCCCACGACCAGGGTCTCGCCCGCCACCCCGCTGATGGTAAGGGTCTTCTGCTTCCAGAACTCCACGGCCTCGACGTTCGCGATCAGAAACGCCAAGAGGCCCACCACGCCGATGGCGATCAGCAGCCGCCGATTTTGCTTAAAGTGCTCTCGCATCTCTCTTACCTCCTGGAACACTGGAATGTTGGAACGATGGAATGATGGAAAACCCAACCTTCCAGTCTTCCATCATTCCAGTCTTCCGGTCTCATCACGCCGCCACGCTCTTGTATCCGCTCCTGAAATCGACCACTGCCCCCGCGTACTCATGCCGGATCTTGTGCCGGATCCGGTCCGCCACGAAGACCTGCTCGCTCTGGGGCATGTCCGCGATGAACATCTCGGGCTCGGTGCGGCCCTGCAGGTAGCCCATCTCCACCATGTCGGCCACGGTGGGCGGCATGAGGAGGCCCCAGTCGGTCGGATCGGCCAGATGGGAGAGCTGCCTCCCGTTGATCTTCCCGTGAAGAGGGTTGGGGGTCTTGGTCGTGAGGTCGTTCCCGGTGAAGTAGTCCGCCTCGTTCACGATCCGGTTCCCCAGGTTGATGAGCGCCACCGGATAGACCAGGGTCGGCCTCACCGAGGGGTCATCCAGCCAGTTGAGCCTCTCGCCCGAGTCCTTCTCGGTCATCTGGGCGAGCGCGATGTACGCCGTCTGCGCATTGGCGTGGCTGAGCGCCACGGCGCCCAGGTTCCCGTGGGGGCCGGTGAACCAGGCCGTCCCGTCCGAGCAGTTGGCGTTGGCCACGAAGAAATTCCACACGTACTTGGCGTGGGTCCTCCTGGCCGCGCGGCCCAGGCGGGTCACGATCCTCAGGACGACGCTGATGTCGTCGTTGATGATCATCCGCCTGGTGATGGTGAGGATGTTTCCGAACTGGAGCACGGTGTACGTGGACTCCTCGTCGGTCACGGGCTGGATCTCGGGCCAGTTTGCAAGCTCGGGATCGTTCTGGGAGAGATCCGGGAAGTAGCCCACCATCACCGCTTCCTGCTGCCTGAAGTCCGCCACGGGCTTGCGCACGGAGATGAGAAGATCCTCCCCGTAATCCGCGGCCATGTAATCCGACACCAGGCGCCTCGCCATCGTGTTTCCGACCACGAAGGTGAAGGTGGCCGAGGTGATCTCCTGGGCCGCGCGCAGTTCCGCAGGGAGCCCCGCGCGGTTGAAGACCCCGCTCACGTCGGGGTCGCCCGTGAGGAGCGTGTAAAGCTCCCTGATCCCCCCGAGCTTCGGCACCCCGTCATAGTCCTGGGCCGCGCGCATGGGAACCAGTCTGCCTTCCATGCGGGCCATCGCGCAGATGGCCGGTACGTCCTTTGGCACGAGGCCGAAAAGCAGGTCCGCGGCCATCTCGATCTTGTCCCTGCTGCCCAGGCCGCCCGCGATGCGCCTCTGATCTCCCCAGACGGGCTCCTGCGCCATTTGGGCCAGGGCCGCGATCTCATCCTTGGCGGCCTTGATGTCGGCATCGAGGGCCGCCTTCTCAAAGACCTTGCCCTCGAAGCCCTTGCGGATCCGCGCCGCCGTGACCGCGGGGAGCTGGCTTTCCGCAAGCGTCGCATCCAGCACCCTGCCGCATGCGGCCCGCTGCTCGGTGGCCTGGGTGGCCTTGCGGATCTCCTCGGCCATCTGGTCCTGAGTCACCGCCTGTGCCGCCCGCTTCTGGACATCGGGATCCGGGGTCATGGCCATCCGCGCCATCACCAGAACCTCGTCGTCCGTGAGCTTCGCCCGGTCCTTTCCTTGCAGGAGGTCCGGGCGAAGCTCGTGGATCAAACTCAACAGTTTTTCTCGATCCATTGCTTTGCCCTCCTTAGGCTGGTTGTCCAGGCCTGCGACGGCCCGGAGGAATCGCCCGCCCGCTGCCGGGCGGGTCACCACGTCCACGGACGAGATGTCCGTGATCTCCCTCACGTATGCGACCTTCTGGCCCTCTGCCTCCACGATAGAGGCCTTGACGCGCGTGTCGATGGAAAGCCCCAGCACGTCGGCCCCGGCCTTGATCCCCTGGCTCAGGCTGTCCGCGAGCCAGCGAGCGCCGTCCAGGAGCCTGATCCGTCCCACGATGCCCACACCCGCCTGGAAGCGCGTGTCCTCGACCGAGCCCACCTTCTGGCGCACCAGGTAGCGCTTGGCGCCGTACATCTCCTCGGAGACGTGGTGGTACGCGCTGTCGCCGATCTCAAAGGCGAAGATATCCGCGCCCTTGAAGCGCGGGGCCGAGGCCTCGAGGACCTCCTCGGGAAAGTAGAAGTTGGTCAGGGTCAGGCCCGGCTGGATGAGCACGGCCTCCCAGAGGAGCCCTGAGGCGTCTCCCCGCTGCGCCGCCCGGAAGTCCATCTCCAGGGCCGCCGCGGACTGGGCCGCCGGCGCCTCCATCTCGCGCCACTCGCCGGCCTCATTTTTCTCGTACCTGGCCTTGATGGCAGACCAGCACGATCTTCGGGCCTTTTCCTCCCGGCTCAGACCTCGCACATCGTCCTCTTCCTTGGCGTAGACCCGGTTAAAGACCTCGATCCCGATCCTTTGCGCCCCTTCCGGCAGCCCCTTCATCCACTCGGGCGGATCTTTCATGGTGTATGGCATGGCTCGCTCCGTTCGCGCATGGCGCATGGCGTTAAGGATCGTTTCGCTCTGCGCTTTGCGCTTAGCGCTCTGCGTCACTTCTTCCCCCCGCCCGTGATCGGCTTCCTCTTCTTCGCCTCCGGGTTGACGCCCGTGACCCGGATCTGATTGAGCGGCTCAGGCTTGTCGCCCCGCTTGAAGCGCACCTTGCTCCCACCCACGGTCACGATCACCACCTCGCCCGTGGCCGCGTCGACGCGGCTCGCAAAGACGTAATCTTTCCCGATCCCATAGGCCCTGCAGGCCTCATCGATCAGGGCCTGATCCGCCTTTGCTTTGGCTTCGGCCTCCGCCTTGGCTTTAGCCTCAGCCTCAAGCTCCTCCTTCGTCTTGCCCTTTTCCTCCGCCATCATCATTCTCCTTTCCTGTGTTCTGGCCCGCCGGGCCGAGATCTTGGATAAACTGAGTGACGGTTGTCACGATCTTCAACTTACGCCCCCCCACCTCCCGGACCTCGCTCTGCATGGCCGGAGGCGCCCTGCGCAGCCAGAGATCCTCCTGGAAGAAACCGGGCCTCAGGCGCAGAATCGCGCACTCTATCCGGTCGCGCGTGTTGACCTCGGCCCCAGGCCCGAAATCCCCGACCAGGAAGCGCTTGATCGTGGATTCCGGGATCCCCGACTGACGGGCAAACTCATTCGGCCCACCGAACTCTTCCTTGAACATGGCCCTCAGGTTGGGATACAAGTCCATTTGCCCCTCAGTTCGCGCTACGAGGCCCGGTTACAGGGGTGTAACCGCTCCCCCGGGTAACATACCCGCCCCGCTCGATCGCCCCGTACAGCCCCGATTTGGGCATGTTTTCACTCTAGGCACTCTAGACACTCCGCACTCTAGGCACTCAATCATAGATGGCCCTCTCCTCATATCTCGCCGGCTCCCACTTTCTGGGCAGCGCCTCCCAGTCCTGGGAGACGAGCACCATCCTTCAGCCGCAGTTGACGCTCTCCGAGGCCGGAAGCCCCGGCGCGTGCGGGTAGTCGATCCCGCCCGGAAACTTCTCGCCCACGGGCACCATCTTCCCGTCGAGCGCCGCATGGTTGGGCCTCGGGTGCGCCTTGCCCGAGGAGATCCACTTCTTCATGGGCTTCATGCCCAGGCGCTCCATCGCCTCGGCCCCGTCCCTGGCCCTGGCTGCGGCCGCCGCGCTGTTCACCCTGGCCATCTCTGTTCGCGTAATCGCCTCGGCACGCCCCGCGATCGTCTTGAACACGCCCGGATCGTCCAGGCTGCGGCCTATGGCCTGCATGACCTCGTACGGCTGCTTCTGACCCATGATCCCCATGACGATCTCGTTGTTGACGGCCTTGAGCGCATCCGCGCTCAACCCCTGGACCAGATCCGCGCTGTATCCCTGCAGGACCTCCAGGACCGAGCGGGAGATCTCCGGCGCCGCAACCCGGATGCCGGCCTCAGCCAGGGGCGCGTCCACCGCGTCGATCCCCGCGTTCCACATGTTGGAGAGCGCGGATGTCTGCTCCGAGCCATAGCGCTGCTTTATGGTCTCGATGGCGCGACCGATGGCCTCCTTGAGCTGGGGGATGTGGGCCGCCTGCCACTCGGTGGCCGCGATCCGTGCCCCAACCTCCTGGCGCGCCCGCTCCAGGATCTCCATCACCCGGCGCACCTCCGCATCCTGGAGGCGATCCACCCCGTCGATCAGCTCCTGCATCTTCCGCGCGTATGCCCGCTCCCTGTTCGTCACTTCGTTCCTCGCCGCATGACGTTCAAGCCTCTTCGCTTTGCGCTTCGCGCTCTGCGCTTTGCTTGCCCGGAGGTGGCCTCCGGGCGTAGTCCTCCGTCACGCCGTCCTTGTTTTTTTCAGCCTTAGCCTTGGCCTCATCTTCTATCGTCGTCTCCTCCGTCTCCGGATCCACGTCCTGGCCCACTTCCGAGGCCACGGCGGCGAAAATCCGCCTGGCCGTGGATCTGCTGATCCACCCCTGCGTCTCCGCCACCATGAGCGCCGTCGCCACGGTCGGGAGCGCCGCGGAGATGCGGCTGATGTCCTTGCTCTGCATCTCGGGCATGTTCACGGTGATGTCCCACTTGCCCCCTTCTGGCTCAGGAAGCGCCCCGCGAATCGTCGCCTGGTCGAGCACGAAGCGCAGCACCTTTTCGATCG